GCCCTGTATTAACACTAGCACGTATGATTACTCAAGCATTAGGCTCACCAGATCCAACAGAGGATTATATTAGAAAATTTTGCGATAGGGCAAAAGAAAAACTTTATATTTACGACCAATTAGGAACTACAACTTCTGAAGATATGATAGCCACATTGTATTACGCTAAGCATATTCTTGGTGTTGATGTATTTATTATTGACAGTTTAATGAAAATAAGTAATATTAGTGAAGAGTCATTAGAGTCACAAAAATTATTTACTGATAGATTGGCTGTTACTGCACGTGATTTAAACATAGCAATATTTTTAGTAGCACATACAAGAAAATTAAAAGATGAAAATGAAATACCTGATGCTACAAATATTATGGGTAGTTCACATATAAGAAACCTTTGTGACAATATTATTTGTGTATGGCGCAACCGTTACAAGGAAAAACTAATTGAAGAAGGTAAAACTTCTGATGATGAACTGAAAATTATTCCTGATGCAAAAGTATTTATTCAAAAACAAAGAAATGGTCAATGGGAAGGTTCATTTAATTTTTGGTTTAGTCAAAAAACTTTATGTTATAGAGAGTCTCCATGACAATTAATGATTTTATCAAAGAGTGTAAAAAATTGTTTGGAAATGATTTAGAATATAAAGCTGTATCTAAAGATGGGCAAGTATTTAAAACGAAAGGATGGAGAGATGATAAAGTGGGCATTAACAAAAGACAATTTACCAATGCTAGTAGAGAAGTTAAAAACACTTGATTTCACTAAGCGTTGGAGAGTAACAATTACAGATGCTAAACTAAATCGTAGTTTAGAACAAAACGAAAGATTATGGGAATTATATACAAGTATAGGTAATCATTTAGGTATTGAGAAAGATAAGATACACGAACTTATGGGATATAAATTCTTACGCTATCAAACCGAGATAGCTGGTATGCCTGTAGAGCTTATAAAATCAACCACAAAACTTACAACTTCAGAAATGACTGAATACCAACAACAGATAGAGGTATGGGGTCAAACTGTTGGTTGGGGTTGGGATTATTAACTATGACAATACAACAAAAATTAGAAATGTTTGATAGTGATGAACAACTTATCATTGATACAACATATACAAAAAAAGTTGATGTGCCATTGTATGTGCCTAAATATGAAAAGCCAAATGTTTATGAATTATACGATAATTTAAAAGCAATTAAATTAATACAAAAAATTAATAATTCTAATGTTTCTGAAGATGAAAAAAAGTTTTTAACTTTAGCAGCATATAGACATATCGTATTTAATTTTGCAAAAATTGCAGATTATTATGCTCACTCAAATTCTGAAATGCAAGAATTAATGGAGCAATCTGCTTTAGTTATTGTTGATTTTGATAAAGCTATTGAGTATGGTTATGTAGCTCTAAATACTCAGTTATCTAATCAATATCTGGAAGAACAAAGTGATAGATAATTTTTGTGTTTTTATATTAAGTCATAATAGACATGATAGAGTTTATACCTATAATACTTTAAGAGAAAAAAACTATACTGGTAAAATTTTTATCATTCTTGATGATGAAGATAAATCTCATAATAAATATATTGAGACGTATGGCGATCAAGTTATTACTTTTTCTAAAGATGAAGTTGCAAATACTTTTGACATTGGAGATAGTTTTGATGACAAAAGAGCTGTTGTATTTGCAAGAAATGCTTGTTTTGATATTGCAAGAAAATTAGGTTATACATATTTCATGCAACTTGATGATGACTATACAGACTTCAGATGGTCATTTGATAATAATAAAAAATATGTTACTAGCAAATATATTCAAAACTTAGATAAAATATTTGAAATTATGTTAGATTTTTATAAAAAAACACCTTTTACATCAATTTGTATGGCACAAGGTGGTGATTTTATAGGTGGTGAAAATAGTGGTTTAAGTAAAACATTTTTAGATGGTCAAATATCAAGAAAAATTATGAATAGTTTTTTATGTTCAGTTGATAGACCATTTCAATTTGTTGGTAGAATTAATGAAGATGTAAATGCTTATTGTTATTTTGGTTATAAAGGTTATTTGTTTATGACTATTGCACAGTTAAGACTTGAACAAAAGCAAACTCAAAGTAATGCTGGTGGTTTAACTGATATTTATTTGAGTTCTGGAACATACGTTAAAAGTTTTTATTCTGTTCTTTATAATCCATCTAGCGTAAAAGTAAGACAAATGGGTCAAAATAAAAAAAGATTACATCACAGTATAAATTGGGATGCTACAGTTCCTAAAATTATTTCAGAAAAATTTAAAAAATATGACATATCGCAATCAAAAACTAACTAGACTTTTAAGACAGTTGCCTTGTCAACATTGTGGTATAATATCTGAGACAGTTTGTGCTGCTCACAGAAATGAAGGCAAAGGCATGGGTATTAAAGTATCAGATGCCTTATGTGCTGCGTTATGCTATGAGTGCCACTACACATTAGACATGGGTAAAGAATTAACAAAAGAAGAAAGACGTGAGATGTGGAATAGAGCTTACGTCACTACTATGCAGTATCTTTGGGAACATGAAATGATAGGAATATTATAATGGGTAAAGGAAGCGCACCAAGACCGTTTACAGATAGAGAAATATTTGAATCTAATTTTGATAAAATATTTAGGTCAAAAAAGTCAAGTGATAATGTATCTCCACATACATACGAGTATGAGTTAAACAAATCTACAGGGGAAGTAGAAAAAACATATTCTCGTATAGATGTAATATCGCAGAATGGTAACGAAGGCTTACATTATCCTGAGTCTTTAGAGCAAGGAGCATCTAAACCTAACGAAAGCCAATTTGATGGCAAGTAAATCACCTACTCAATTATCATTAGCTAAATTAAGAGAAGAAGGATATACTGTAGCAATAGTTGAGCATTGGAATTCGTTTGCAAGAATTAGACAAGATTTATTTGGTTTTATAGACCTATTAGCTTTAAAAGGTAAAGAGGTATTAGCAGTTCAAACCACATCTGCAACAAACATGTCGGCAAGAGCTAAAAAAATAGCTGACCATGAAAATGTAGGTGCAGTTCGTGAAGCTGGTTGGACTATTCATGTACATGGTTGGCATCAAGATGATAAAAGGAAATGGCATTGCAAAGTGAAAGATGTATCGTGAAAGAAAAGATATTAGAATATCTTACAGAACCACGAACCATAAACGACATAGCAGAACATATACAATCTAATTATCCTATTACAAAAAACATACTTGTAGAGATGAGAGATGCAAATGTTATTCATGCTTACAAAGATAACCAAAATAGACTGATGCACTATTACGTGCCACAACCACATCAGTTACAAACAATATTTGGGCATACAGTAAAATTTACGAATGACCAGATAAAAAGCGTTACAAGTCATAACGCAGATGACGCTAAACATAATTTACAACATAAGACTACACAACAAACTTATGGAGAAAGCGTAGCATATACGCTAACAAGATATGATTAGTATGGAACGCTTATTATCCATTATGGATGATTGGGCTTTATGGATGAAGTCGGATAATCATAAGCTAGGTTATCCATCTAAAAGTATAGGTATGTCATCTGGTGGTGAATCAACCAGTGATGTGTTTGAAGACATGTGTAATGCACAAGATATGTCAAACGTAAGGACTATACACGCTATTATACATAGTTTAGAAAAAGAACAGCAAAAAGCAATATATGCTAAATATTTAGATGCTAAAAAACCATTGGCATATCCATACAAACTTGAATTAGCGTTTGATAATTTATTAACAATAGCAGGTAGGCGAATAAACGCATAAACTTGTTGCACAAAAGTACAATTTTGGTGTATAATACCGCTTATGTGGGCATTTCCTGCCCGTTAATAACGTAACATCATAAAAGCCTGACTGCACTCTCTCCGTGGTTGGGCTTTTTCTTTTTATGAAGCTATCCATTTGCGAACAATGCGGTGAACCATTTGACTTCACCGAATACTCTTTATGTAATGATTGTAGATACGATCACAGATTTATTAAGTTAAGGAAACAACATGAAGTCAGCACCGAAGACAAAAGCAGGCAAGATGAAGAAGGTCAGCAAGGTAATG